TCTTCGTACCGGAGAGATTATGAATGCCCCAGCAAGTGCTTTGCAAGCACCTGAAAAGCGTAGTGCAGCATGGGGTTTCTTTCTTGATACCGATACCCCCGGCGTTAAGATGGATGAAAATTTAAATGTTGCAATTGGGCCACGTACCTACAGTATTATGCAACAGGCATTGAATGTAAGTCAAGCCAATGACCGCAATCTTTTTGTAAACCCGGACGGCTCTCCGATTGGCAAAGGAGAGATGACCCGCGTTGCTAAGTTGATTAAAGTTCCCGGAATTATGACTGACCATGAAACGGGTAAAAAATTAAACAATATTTCAGAAGCCTACGATTTGCGACGTATGTGGGTCACTCTGGCTCTAAATGAATTTCCCGGACAGGGCGGTAAGGTGGGAGCAGCACAAGGCCGTGCTATTAGCACTACTGCCAAAGGCGGCGGTGCTTCGGATTTGTACTACAATCCAAGTCCCGGCTTCTATGGTCAAGCTGCTACAGATGTCCCCAACACAATAGATGCGTGGTTGTTTGATGCTCAGACACAGGAGTTGCCAACAAGAATGCAACCGCCTGAAGGCCAGCGAATTTCTTACGACACAGATTTTACATCTAGCCAGCTTCTTCCCAAGTTTGAACCTGCCGATGCTCCTGTGACAATGGGTTCCTTGGAAGCCAAGGTTTTTGCCCCAAAGCCCAAGACGGATGTTGTTCGTCCTGAAACAACAGTAGCCCCCTCTGCTGCACCCACGGTAGCTGCCCCTGAACCCAAAAGCCTAGATGACCTAAGTCCGGACCTTCAAGATAAATTAAAAGGTGCGGGATTTGACTTAAATAAATTTTTGGGTAAAACCCTGAAGGTAGGACTCACAGCCGTAGGCGGTGCTGCTGCTTACGAAGCCCTGCGCGACCCTGAAGGTTCTGGCGCGGCGATGGCACGGGACACTGCTATGGAAGCAGCCATGCTTGCAGCTAAAGCCCCGGCAGCATTGGCAACAGCAGCCACAGCAATTGTTGACCCTTCTTTGGGTGTACCAATTGAAGGACAAAAAGAAGAAATGCGGGGTTTGTCACGGGACATAGAAGCCCAAGGAACAGACCCCGGACCGTTTGCAGGTCAGGATTTCATCCCCGCCCGCGAAGTTGAGGAAGAAAGCCCCGCCGAACAAATGGCCCGTATTGCAACTCAAGATGCAGGATTCGTAGAACGCAACAGGGAACCCGAAGCCGCCCCCGTTGCTAACCAAGGCTTCGTACCACAACCATAAAACCATAAGGAGGCAGAAATGCCCGGCAATAACTACAACTATGGCGCATCGTACATTATGAACTCTGACAAAGTTAGTGTTGATACGGACGAAGGCGCATCAACGCTCTACCGTGAAAAGCCCGGATTTGATACTGCAGTTAAGAATCTAGGTGGCCTAGCAGAAGCTATGCCTAAGAAATCTACAAAGCCTACTGTAGAAGCTTCATTTAACAAGATGGCTGACGACAGAAACTACTTTAGCTAGGACTTTATATGTCTGAAGATAACTTTCTCCAACCAGCAGACGATACCACTATTGGGTTAGTGAATCCAGAAGAACAGATGCCGGGACTTGCTTCATACGTAACGGGCAAGTTCCAAGATGCGGAGAACGGACGGTTCTCCCACGAACAGAAGTGGCTTCAAGCCTACAAAAACTTCCGTGGCATCTACGACTCAACAACCCAGTATCGTGATTCTGAACGGTCACAGGTATTCATCCGCATTACTAAGACCAAGGTGCTTGCCGCTTTTGGTCAGATTGTGGATATTCTGTTTGCCAACAAAAAGTTTCCCTTAGTTGTGGAATCAACTCCCGTGCCCGAAGGCATTGCGGAGTTTGCCCACATGGAGACACCCCTAGATGAAAGTGGCCCACAAGACCCCTACGGCTTTGCTGGGGACGGTAGGGAACTTGCTCCGGGGGCACTACAGGCAGAAGAGCCTAAAGCCTTTCTAGGAGGCTTACAGAGCGAATACGGGCAATTGCCCCTCGCTGAAGGCCGGGCCAAGATGGGAGAACCCCAGATTGAACCCGCCAAGATTGCGGCTCAACGCATGGAGAAGACTATCCACGACCAGTTGCTAGATACCAACGCAGTAAATGTGTTGCGTAATTCAGTATTCGAGTCGTGCTTGCTAGGTACAGGCATTGTTAAAGGCCCGTTTAATTTTTACAAACGGGTTCACAAGTGGGAGCGAGACGAAGACGGACAGCGTAACTATGTCCCCGAAGAAAAAAGTGTCCCACGAGTTGAGATGGTATCTTGTTGGGATTTTCACCCAGACCCGTCTGCTACCAGCATCGACGATTGCGAATACGTTATTCAGCGTCACCGCATGAATCGCCAGCAGCTTCGTTCGCTGGTCAAGCGTCCGCATTTTATTGCGGAGGCGGTAGAAGAGTGCCTAGCCAAAGGTCCAAACTACGAAGACAAATACTACGAGGACACCATCCGCGAGGATGAGACTGAGCCTTTCTATCAAGGCAACCGCTATGAAGTCCTAGAATACTGGGGTGTACTCGACTCGAAGCTTGCACAAGAAGCGGGCCTAGAGGGTGCAGAGGATATGTCGGAGTTCGATGAGGTGCAGGTTAACGTATGGGTTTGTGGCACAATGGTGCTACGCTGCGTCTTAAACCCATTCACCCCCGCCCGCATTCCTTTCCAAGTATTTCCTTACGAGGTTAACCCCTATCAGTTGTGGGGTGTCGGCGTAGCAGAAAACATGGAAGACGCCCAAAAGCTAATGAACGGCCACGTTCGTATGGCAATCGACAATCTCGCTCTTGCTGGCAACCTTGTGTTTGACGTTGATGAAGCCAGCCTTGTACCCGGTCAAAACATGGACATCTTCCCCGGAAAGATTTTCCGACGCCAGTCTGGTGTTACAGGAACGGCTATCAACGGCCTCAAGTTCCCAAACACAGCGGGTGAAAACCTGCAGATGTATCAGGTGAGCCGCCAGCTTGCCGACGAAGAAACGGGTATCCCGTCTATTATGCACGGACAAACGGGCATAACAGGAACAGGGCGAACCGCTGCAGGTCTATCTATGCTGATGGGTTCAGCGGGCCTGTCGATGAAAACTGTAATTAAGAACATTGATGACATGCTACTGAAACCTTTGGGCGAGGCATACTTTCAATGGAACATGCAGTTCAACGAAGAGGCAGAGGACATACAAGGTGACCTTGAAATCAAGCCGCGTGGCGTGGCTGCAGTTATGCAAAAAGAAGTCCGGACACAGCGTCTGACATCCCTGTTGCAAACAGTTGCTAACCCGATGCTGGCCCCGTTTATCAAGATACCAAACCTGATGCGCGAATTGGCAATCTCACAGGATATCGACCCCGATAGCCTAGTCAACGATGCTAACGAAGCGCAACTCTACGCAAAGATGTTACAAGGAATGATGGCTAATGTACAACAAGGAACAGGCGAAGTTGGTGGCCCCCCTTCTGACCCAGCCGCAGATATGGGCGGGGTTGGAGGAGTATCTCCTAATCCTGAAGGAACAGACGTTCAAGGCTCTGGTAACGGCACAATCGGAGTCGGAACTGCGCCAAATGCAGGGGAAAGCGGCTTTACTGGAAACACTCCTCAAACTTAAAGATAATCACGAGGCAATTGTAAAGAATGGTTGATAGAGTTGACATAGGAATAGATGACGCAGACGAGCCAGTTTCCTTTTTTCAAGGGCAGAAAACTGTTAGCGAGTCTGTGTATAAAAGTTCTCCTGTTGATTTTTATTCGACTTCTTTGGGTATGCCTGATTTGGCAGAAGACACGGGCATTAGTGTTGATGATGACCTTACAGAACTAAAACAATTTACACCTGACGTATCTACTTCTAACGACGATGACGACGATGGCCCCCCAGATATTCTTTCGGGAAAAACACTTAGTGGTGAATACGGTTTCACTCCCACAATTTACGATGGGGGCGCACCCCCTGTTTTAGGTGGCACCACTTTTAATACTTATTCGGATTACCTAAACTCTAACAAAAAAACAGACCGTGTTTTTTCTTTTGATTCGTCCCTTGCACAAAATGTAATTGAACCTTTGGTTGATGGCGACTTTAGTAATATTCAGTTTGGAAAGCAAGTATCGGGAAGTGCTAAAAGAGGTGTAGAGGATATAAAAGCCTCACCGGGCAAAGCAAAAAGTATGTTCGACAGGCTTGTAGACGGAGAGTTGACGACTAAAGACAATCAAAAGATTGCTGGGGGCGTCATGTCCGTTTTAGGCGGTTTACCGGGTGCCGCAGCAGCAGGATTTATTGGCGGAGAAACCGTAACAAACGCGTTTGGAAACGCCAGCTTTAGACCCGCTGGTGTGCTTGGCGCATTTGCAGATACGGTTCACACCATACAGTATAAACACATGTCTTCTAACAGGGCATACTCCAACGCTCTTTCTCAGTATGGTCAACTAGCTGGAATGGACACGGGTTTTGCTATGTTAACCGGCAGTGGGTTTGGCGTCACAAGAGAACACGGCAAAAGCAGTTACACAGGAAACTACAACGGTTTGAGTCGAGAGCATATAGTGGCTTTGGATAGACTGAGCCAAGGAAACGACCCCACAAGGGGCTACGACATTACCAAAGCCCATACTGGAACGAGTATTGAGGGTAACGGGGGTGTCTTTGTATCCAACAACCGCATCGACGGGTTTTACAGAAGTAACGGAACTTTCTACGACCCCCGAACTAACCAGAGTGCTGCGGGTGGTAATATGAGACATGTAGACCAGTTGGCGGCTAAGACTTTTGGCGTTTCTGATGTAAACTACAGGACCGGAACGGGGCAAGTGTACAGAAATGCTGTTAGGAATGCCTTAGAAGCGGCCCGCGCAGGTACAATGACTTTGAACGAAGCACTCGACTTAGAAAAAGAAAAAATTCAACCAACCAAACCCATGCAAGACCAGCCGGGTGTTACGGACCTTAGTAGCATCATTAGCAGCACACCACAAGACAGTGACAGTGTTGACGTTGTAAGTGTACAGTCTTCTGAAAGAGAAGATACTCAAAGCGATAACCAAGGCACTGCATCATCATCTCAACCCTACGGAGGTTATGTTCCCGGTGGTGCCGAAGCAGGAAGAGGCGGCGGACGCAGATTTGCGGATGGGGGTCGCGTGGGGTACGCACCCGGAGGGGCTGTTGCACAGGGCGGTAGTGGCTTTATTGACCGCCCACCGGAGCAAGTATCGGAAGCACAATCGGTTGCAGACAATCGTCCCGATGCTGTACCAGAGGGCACATTCGTTATTAACGCCCCTGCTGTTGAGTTTGCAGGAAGCAACGACATTAAGAAAATGTTGATAGATGCACACAAAGAAGCAATTCGTCGTGGAATAACAGTTGACAAAGATGGAAAAGGTGCTAAACTAATAGACGTAGCTCTTTCCAGCGGCGAAGTCAAGGTCGCACCGCACCTAGCTAAAATTATTGGGTATGACCGTTTAAACAAAATCAACAACCGGGGAAAACCGGAAGTTGAGGAACGTATAGAAGAAAACGGTCAACAGATTGTAGGTGCAGCCACGGGGGGCTTGATGCTAGGGTTGCGGCAAAAACCTCAGACACAATTACCAGAGGGTTTTATACAGCAGCCCTCCACCGTTGATGCTGGCCCTATACCCAGCCGCGATGAAGACACCTTCTTTAATTATTCGATTGGTCAAATCAAGGACGCAATTAAAGCCGTAGAAATAAAAGGGTTTGAAGACCAGCCTTATATTTTTACAGGTATCAAGCGCAAAACGGCTCCGTCGTCGGCTTTTGGCCCTATGCAGATAACTGCAGATACGCTGCAAGACCTCAAAGATAGAGGCTTAGAGTACAAGCGACTGTCTTCAGAAACAAAAGCATACATTGATGAACTAATCCAACAGGGCAAAGACAAGGTAAATCTTGAAAAACGTGGCTCTATATTCCGAAATAAAAAAAGAACAACCACACCCAAAGAATTAAAAAGTAAGCTGGGAAGATACGGCGTTGGTGTTATACCAATTGAAACCCACCAGCAATACTACGACATTGTAGCAGACGCAGTTCTGCGCCAAAAATTACGCGACCATGACAACTTAGACGCGGCCCTTGCATCTTATGGTGAGGGTAAAGCGTATGCTGATAAAGTCAAAAAAGGTTTGCAGTAATTAGTCAGCCACCCGCGTAGCGGCCCTGACACAACCGAAGCGGCTACCTACAAGCCAAAGTAGCCCCGCTATGAAGAGGTAACAAAATGGCAAAAGCAAGAGGCCACTCCGCAGCAAGGCACCAGCTTCGTAGATAATAAAAAAGAAGAAACCCACGATTACAAGAAACGCTACGACGATTTGAAACGACACTACGATGAAAAGGTAGGAGAGTTCAAGTCAGAATTAGATTCACTTCGTAACGCAATGACAGAACGGGTTGCTGAAATGCCCGAAGGTGTTAAACCACCTAGAACGCCGGAAGAACTCAACGAGTTTAAAGAGCGTTACCCAGATGTTTTTGAAATGGTGCAAACCGTGTCTTCTATGCAAACAGAATCACAGGTTTCGCAACTGCGAGAAGAATTGGGAACTATCAAGGAACGGGAAAAAGAGTTAGAAAAGCAGAAAGCCTTCGAGGAACTGCTACGGCTCCACCCAGACTTTGACGAACTCAAAGCAAGTGAAAAGTTTCTTACGTGGCTAGAAGAACAGCCACAGTCTATCTCAGATGGCATCTACAAGAATAACAAGGATGCTAGATGGGCGGCACGGGTCATAGACCTCTATAAAGCCGATACAGGCTTAACCAAGAAGAAAACCAAAACCTCCTCATCGGCAGCAGATGCAGTTACAAAAACCCCTGCACGGGACGTACGCACTGACGCCAATGGTAACAAAAGGATTTGGAAAGCTTCAGAAATTCGTAGCCTGAAACCGTGGGAATTTGAGAAAGTGGAAGCCGAACTCGACACTGCACGGTCCGAAGGCCGGATTGACATGAACAACTAAACTTAAACCTCAAAAAAGGAAGGATTGAACAATGGCGTTCGATACAGCTTCTGGATATGGAAATTTACCCTCCGGTAACTTTGCACCAGAAATATTTAGCCAAAAAGTTCTGAAGTTTTTCCGTCGTGCTTCGGTTGTAGAAGATATTACAAACACCGACTACGCTGGCGAAATTGAAAACTATGGCGATACAGTCAAAATCATCAAGGAGCCTACAGTCTCTGTGTCTGCATACACACGGGGTTCTGTGGTAAATCCGCAAGACTTGGCTGATGACCAAATCTCAATGGTCGTTGATAATGCAAATGCTTTTGCGTTTAAAATCGACGACATCGAAGAGCGTCACTCGCACGTAAACTTTGAAGCACTTGCCACCTCTTCTGGTGCGTTTGCCTTGAAGCGTAAGTACGATGCTGCCGTTCTACAGCACATCTCTGATGCCGCAGGTATTGCAGCGTCTGCCGTTTCCGGTACGACTCTGACAACTACTGCTGCAGCAGGTACACTGGGAACAGCTAATGCTCCCATCAACGTTGAAACAGACGATAACGGCATCAACTTGATGTTGGCTATGGCCCGTTTGCTTGACGATGAGTCTGTGCCTGAAGAAAACCGCTGGTTTGTAGCACCTCCAATCTTCTACGAGAAGATGTTCCAAGCTGGTAACAAAATCGCCGAAGTCCAAGTGACTGGTGATGCTTCATCTCCGCTGCGTAATGGCCTTGCCATCAACGGTACCTTTGCTGGTTTCCGCTGTTACAAGTCTACTGCACTAAACAGCACAGGTGGAACTGACCAAGTCACATTGACTGACGCTTCTGCTACTCTTGCAACAGATGGCTCTGAGAACGTTGTTCTTGCTGGTCACATGTCTGCTGTAGCCACTGCTTCGCACATTGCTAAGACCGAAGTGGTTCGTTCAACTGAGTCATTCTCTGATGTCATTCGTGGACTTCACGTTTTTGGTCGCAAGGTATTGCGTCAAGAAGCTGTTGTTCGTGGCGTCATTGACTTCTCGTAAGGAGGGCTAGATAAATGGCTACTTTTGACCATACCATCACTGGTGGTGGAACTGTAGGACATCCCGCACACGCGATTCGTCCTTACATCGTGCAGTCAAAAATCTTTGACGCTGCCGATGACAACCTTACAGCTAATGATGTCATCAAGATGATTGACCTTCCAGACAACTCCATCGTTCTTGGTGGTTGCCTTGATGTCCTTGAAGCTGGTGGCTCTAGTGTGACTTTTGATGTTGGTATCAGCACCGACATTGATGCCTTCTGTGATGGTGTTGATGGTAACGCCGACGCCATCTACAACTTTCACCCTACAGCAACAGGTATTAACACAGTAATTGCAACAGATGCTATCCAAGTTAAAATCTTGGGTGCAGACTCTGCTGTAGTTCGTTTCCGTGTTATTGCTTTGATTGCTGACATTGGTGACCCGACTAAGTTAGTCCAGACTGCTGCAGTCCAGACTGGCGTATAATATTAATCAAGGGGGCAGGGCAACTTGCCCTCTTGACCTTTTTTTAAATCTGTGATATATATGCCCATCCCTTCCGGGGTAAACTATACAGGAGATGGCGATGAATTATATCACAAGTAACATTCCATATTTTAAGGCTTGGGTACGAAGAGAATACACAACCAATCACGATAGATACCACGGTGAGTTTATACATGCTATGGTAATCGGTGTAACTACCCTGCCTATGCGTACTCTATCATTTCAAGTTTTGTTTACAGGGTACGAAGAAACTGAAGAAAATGTACACGGTGGGGCTATGTGGGCACGGATGCCTTTGACTGCCCTAGTGGGAGATACACCCCTAGATGACTGGCCGGAACCTATTCCTACTTATTTGGCACAGCCGTGGGACTGTCAGTCACATCACCACTCAGTATTTGTACTCAACAGGGCTACACCCTGCCCGTGGTACGCAAAGATAGACGGGGAATTTTACCCTGCCAAGTATTACTTCACCGTAGACTACACGGACAGTGAAGTAGCAGACGACCCAGCACAACACAAACAGAGTCACGTACTCGAACTCTTAGATGCTGGTAAGTGGACAGGCAACATTGTAGCCCTACCAAACAATCGTGTACGAGTAACAAACCCTGCTTGGTTTGTAACAGGCGAAGGTGCGCCGGACTTTACTCCTAGTCAGTGGGTCCATCATTCTAAACAAGACCCGAACTACGTCAGCGATACGGCACGGGTATTTGATAACCTTTATGCGGAGAAATAACATGGCTAAAAAAATGACAGCAGAACAAATGCTTTCACGTATCTTTAATATGACTCGTGGAATGGTTTCACCAGAATATGTAGCTTCTGAAGCTGCTTCAAAAAAGAAAAAAGTTAAACCAATGGCAGCGGGTGGCAAGGCTAAGAAGAAAGCCAAAGGCATGGCTCGTGGCGGCAAGATGAAGTCAAAGGGCATGGCTCGTGGCGGCAAGGCTAAACGTTAGTGGCTAAGAAAGCACCACCCAAGCCCAAGAAAAAGTCGAGTAGCCCAAAGCCCAAGAATCCTGCGTTGTACTCTCGCGTCAAGGCTGCAGCAAAAAAGAAATTTGATGTTTACCCTTCGGCGTACGCAAATGCTTGGCTTGTTCGTGAATATAAGAAGCGTGGCGGGACATACTAGCTATGGCTAAACCAAAGGGCGGTTTAACTAAGTGGTTCAAAGAAGACTGGCGGGATGTAAAGACCGGCAAGAAGTGTGGTCGTTCTGGTTCTGAAAAGAAGAAGCGTCCTTATCCAGCTTGCAGACCAGCTAAAGTTGCCAGCCGTATCACCAAGAAAGAAGCAGCAAAGAAGACCGGACCTCGCAAGGTTAATTGGTCTGTAACTGCTTCTGGCAAAAAAAGAAAGAAGGCCAGTGGCAAGAAAGCCTGACAACATGCCCGCCCGCAACAAAAAGAACTTTCGTGCCACCAAGAAGGGTGCGGGAATGACGAAGGCTGGGGTGGCTGCGTATCGCAAAAAGAATCCCGGCAGCAAACTAAAGACTGCTGTTACAGGCAAGGTCAAGCCGGGTAGTGCCGCAGCAAAGCGTCGCAAGTCATACTGTGCTAGGTCTGCAGGACAAATGAAAAAGTTTCCTAAAGCAGCCAGAGACCCGAATAGCCGTTTGCGTCAAGCACGAAAGAGATGGAAATGTTAAATTTACTTATCGGACCAATTACACAACTGGCAGGTACGTGGCTTGAAGGAACGGTTGAGACAAAGAAAGCAAAAACTTTGGCGAAAGTCGCAACGGCCAAAGCTGAAGCAACGATTATGGAAAAAAAGGCCACTGGCGAGATTGACTGGGACTTAGAAGCAATCAAGGGTGCCCAGAACTCGTGGAAAGATGAATGGCTGGTTATTTTGTTTTCTGTGCCGCTGATACTAGCTTTTATGCCGGGTATGGAAGATGTCGTCTCGCATGGATTTCAACAATTAGAGCAAATGCCTGAATGGTATCAGTACAGCTTGGGCGTTATTGTTGCTGCAAGCTTTGGCGTACGAAGCGCAACAAAATTCTTCGGAAAGAAGTAAGTGTGGCTGACGTAACATTTGAACGCATTTCAAAATGGAAGCTTCTACCCCGCTTTATGATGCTTATTATGACCTTGATGAGTTGGCGTTGTGCAGAGTGGTTTATGAACTTGGACAGCCCCACTGCAGCACAATCCGCATTTGTAAGCGTTGTGATGGGAGCCATGACAGGTGCGTTTGGTATTTGGATGGGCGGAGAAAACAGAGGCGAAAGCAAGAAAGAACACAATGAAGTATAACACCTCACATTTTTTAGACAAACTGATTGCACACGAGGGCATGGTCCTCACTGTCTATCAGGACACGCTGGGTATCGACACGATTGGTATCGGACGTAACTTGAAAGACAGAGGTATCAGCAAAGAAGAACTAAATCACATGGACATCCCATCGATGGCTGTCGTATACGAGCATGGTATCACAGAAGCTGATGCCCGCTACCTCGCAATGAACGACATAAAAATTGTTGAGAACGAACTGTGTCGCGTACACGAGTGTGTGAACGACCTTGACTCTGTTCGACAATTAATACTGATGGACATGGCTTTTAACATGGGCGTTCCCCGCCTCTGTAAATTCAAGCGCATGTGGAATGCGATACACGAAAAGAAGTTTGACGCCGCTGGGCGGGAAATGCTCGATTCGCGTTGGGCCAAGCAAGTCGGTTCGCGGGCCACGAAGCTTTCGGACGCGATGAAGAACGGGGAATTTTGAAGCACGTCTTTCTTCTGTTTGTTTTCTTGGGCACGGGAGAGGACAGACGAATGGTCAGCAACGATATGTATTTTGCAGACCTTAACGACTGCGTATGGTACGCCCAAGTCCTACATAAACAGGGAGAGAAGATAACCTCCTACTGCCTACCTAGACTAATTGACAAAGACACAAAGGTATATTGATGGACCCAATCAGTGCAATGGCAACAGCATCGGCTGCTTTCGGTGCAATTAAAAAAGGTTTTGCAGTAGGCCGTGATATCGAACAGATGGCGGGTGACTTGTCGCGGTGGATGGGTGCTATGTCTGACTTGGAACAAGCAGAGAAAGAAGCCAAAAACCCTCCTATATTTAAGAAATTGTTTGCTGGGCAATCGGTAGAACAAGAAGCCATAACTGCATTTGCTAACAAAACTAAAGTAGAACAGCAACGATACGAATTACAGCAGTGGATTAGTATGACACTGGGCAGGTCCAAATGGGATGAACTTGTTCGTACAGAGGGACAGATACGTAAGCAGCGTAAAGAGACATTGTACAAGCAACGTGAACGCAGACAAAAGTTTGTAGAGATTGTAGCGTGGACGTTGTTAGTTGCTGCAGGAGCAGCGGCACTGTATGCCTTCGTAGTATTTATGAAGGGTCACGTAGCTAAAGCAGCAGACCCGGAGTATGTATCTTGCAGACTTAAAGGTTGTGAGAAGATAGGCGGACAACAAGTGTGTATTTATCACGGTGCAAACAACACTGTAGACCAAGTATGGATAGATTTAGGACAGTATGTGCCAAATGAAATACAGTGCAAATACGACCCCAAACAAGAAAAACCCGCAAGTATCCAAGAAACTTTTAAGCAGATTAGAAAGTCTCAGAAATAAAACTTGCCAAACACATATATTGTGTGTATAATATTCGACAAGGAGAGTCGTATGAAACAACTGGCTTTTGACGCATTGCGTTACAAATACGAGGCACAAAAAAAGAATGCAGTTTTTATATACAAAAATTACACGACAAATCCTGTTGCTGTGGGTGAGCATCCGAATCTTTTGGAAGAAATGGATAAAGCAGTCCAGATGTGGGAAAGTGCTAACAGCAAGTTGGATGCGCTTGATGTCTTGGATAGCGAAAGTTAACGGGTACTAGATAATGGCAAGCACGTATCTTACTCTGGTCAACAACGTTCTTCGGGACTTTAACGAGGTTGAACTAACCAGTTCCAACTTTGGTGCGTCTCGCGGGGTGCAGACTGTAGTAAAAGATTACATAAATCGTTCAATTACTGACATTTTGAACTCTGAATTAAATTGGCCTTTTACTCGTGCTGAAGGGTCCATTGACGTAATTGCAGGAAAACAATTGTATAGCTACGATAGTATCTCGTCTACATTAAAATACGTAGATTATGATAACATGTTTCTTCGTCCCAAGAATTACATAACCAACGGAGACTTTGAAATTGCAGGGGTCGCAAGCATTACTAATTGGACTGCTGTGTCTGGCAGTCCTGCCGCCAGTTCTAAGTTTGGTAATACTCTTTTACTTACTAACGCAGAAGCATCCCAAGAAGTAACCGACCTTATTGTGGGTCGGTCTTATGTTGTAGTGACGCAAATCAGCGGGGCTACTTTAACCTTAGAGATTGGTACAAGTTCAGGGGGGTCTCAGACAAAATCCACTACCCTGACAGTTTCTAGTGGAAATGAAGTGTTGTTGAGCGAAACTACATTCACTGCGACGGCTACCACCCACTACGTTAGTTTTACAGAGGCCGCAGGAAATGCAGCCTTTGTTAAATTAGTTGAACTTAGTGAGAATGTAGATTCAATTCCTTTAAAGTATTTATCTTACGAAGAATACAATGAAAGATTTAGGGACAGAGACACTCGCCCCGACACAAGCAAGTACGCTGACCCTGAGTACGTCTACACTTCTTACAATAACGAGATAGGACTTACACCCATTCCGGACACAAGTAATCGAACCCTAGAATTTGATTTTTATGTGTCTCACACCGATTTGTCCGGGGCGACTGATACGGGGATTATACCAACAAGGTTTGAACCAGTGATAAATGCACGGGCAAAATACTACACTCACATATTTCGCTCTGACGTGCAGTCCGCACAATTTTCCCTA